CATCTACGATCATTACATGATCTATATTTGATGAAAAAAAATCTTTTAAATTGTAATCAATGAGAACAGCACTTCCTTTTTTAAACAAAATATCTTCTTTACCAATTCGGACATCAAACGAGTTCAACACCAAAATGATAGAACATATGTATGGCATATTATCCACCTGATATCATTGGGGTTACACCAGGTAAGTATAGGTGGAAAATCAATATTCGCCAGTTCAACAATAAGGAAAATCTCATTGCATCACAAGTATAAAATTATGTATTTAACTCACAAAGACAAATTATTAAACCAATCTGTTATATTATATATAGCTGCGTGGAATCATAATATTATATATTTTGACTGGCATGTTTACCAACTTTAAGTTGCATCTCAATGGTTTCTTCAGCGTAAACAGAGTTTTTATACAAACTGACACTCTGGGTATCATAGTGTAGTTTTTACGATTGTAAATATCCTGCATGCAGGAACTCATCCTTTTGGATGATATCGCATACAATTAATTTACCATCAGTCTTAGAGCCAGTTCGTCCGGATAGGGATCGAAGTAATTCTGTGTAAGCAAGTAATCATTAGGATACTCACCCAGATAATGCTTCAGCAGAGTCAACGGCGCAAGAAGAGGTAATGTGCCAGAACGATAGTTAAGTATAACCTCGCTCAACTCTTTACGCTGGCGTGTACTTAAGTAGTTACTAAAATACCCCTGTATATGCATCAGCACATTCGTGTGATTTTTACGTGATGCAGGTTTTCTGAGAATCGCCATCAGCTTATCACGATACACCTCAAAGTATGATTCAAGGTCCGCCCACTCGTGTATTGCAGCCACAAATGGTCCCATATCTTTATAGCCTGCCTGACTATGCGCCAACAACTGAAGCTTATAACGACTATGAAAAGCTAATAACTCTCTTCTTGATAATTTCTCCTTGTAAAGGTGATTGAGCTCATGCAAAGCAAAAACTCTTTCAACAAAATTCTCACGAAGCACTGGATCATGTAATCGCCCATCCTCTTCAACCGGTAGCCAGGAAAACTTTTCCATCAAAGTGCTCGTAAATAGTCCCACTCCATCTTTACGACCTCGATTACCATTTTCATCATAGACACGCACGCGCTCCATGCCACAGCTGGGAGATTTAGCACAAACCACAAACCCCGATACATCCTTTAATTTGTCCATATAAGAACGACTAAACTCTGTCATTCTCTCTGTCACATCCTCATTCTGGTCGTGGCTGAAACACATCCGTATATTTCCTTGCGTCGAGCGCACAAGACGTAGAGCAGGACGCGGAACTGGCAGCCCTATAGCCATTTCCGGACATACTGGTCTGAATGTTACCCATTCCACTAATTTGTCCATTAAAAAGTCAGCTCTTTTGTGACCACCATCAAAACGAACAGCAGAGCCGGCCAAACAACCGCTGATTCCAATCACAGGTTTTTTTATCATATTCTCCCCCTTGACTAATTCATTAACACATAAACTGTGTAGTGCACGGAATAAATTGCCTTTCTGGCGTCATCACTGACAATTTTTCTGTTATAGACTATTCCTAATATAGTATGAAAGTTCTTTAAGTGATCGGTCGTAATCATCTATCTTTCATACTTACTCTCAACTATCAAAAGTACAGGATTTATTATGAAGTTATGGCCTGTGTTGACTGGCATTGCACTCTCTTTCACTCTTATAGCATGTAAGGCCCCGACACCACCTAAAGGTGTGCAGCCGATTACAAATTTTGACGCCAACCGCTACCTCGGAAAATGGTATGAAATAGCTCGCCTCGAGAACCGGTTCGAACGTGGTCTGGAACAGGTCAGCGCTACCTATGGAAAACGGAACGACGGAGGGATTCGTGTACTTAACCGTGGATACGATCCAACGAAAAATAAATGGAGCGAGAGCGAAGGTAAAGCATACTTTACTGGAGATACTAAAACTGCAGCGTTGAAGGTTTCGTTTTTTGGCCCCTTCTATGGTGGCTATAATGTAATCAAACTGGATGATGAGTATAAGTATGCTCTTGTCAGTGGTCCGAACAGAGAATACCTATGGATTCTGGCAAGGACCCCAACTATTCCAGATAAAGTAAAAGCAGACTATGTGCGAACCGCTCAAAAGTTGGGATTCAATGTCAATGAATTATTATGGGTTAAACAATAAAATCCCTACCCGAAATAATACTTATTAGAAAAAAACCAGCCTTTGGGGAGGCTGGCTAAATCAGGAAACAAGCTGTTATATGATAATAACTACGTTGCGATTCCAACATTTAAAATGTTAGACTAATGAGAATCAGACAGCAACTTTTCCTTTAATTATTTCGAACAATCAGCATCCATCTCCAATCGGAGATCCAACACCATCAGCATACCCTCCACTACGCCCTCAGCTTTCTGGAGCATCCTGCCAACCCAACAATCAGATCGCCCATGCTTACGTGCAAGCGCCATAAAAGTCATGCCGCCGACATAATAGTCCACCAATAAATCATGCAAATCGCTGTTGTTCTTTTTCAGACGGGCCATGCACCCGCAAATGATCATCGCGTCATCGTCACAACATTGCGGGCGAGATTTTACTTTTGAAGGAATTAATCCCTTAAAACCGGCGGCAATGGACGACCAGGTCACATCTTCATGATTATTAGCCGCCCACGCTCCCCAACGCTCAAGAACCATCTGAATATCACGCATCAACTTACTCCACAAAACTCAGACCAGAACGCCAATTACAAGCAAAAATCAACAAAACAGTATTAGTTGATTGTTATCTCTGACTTCATACTCCTGCTCCTGTCAGTGTTTTGGCGTAATTCTTCAGTATTCGGTAATCGGTCAAAACAGAGCCGGGGAAACGATATAAGCGCAGACGCCCCCAGCGGTGGCGAAGAAGTTCTGCCATATTAAACTCAAACATCATTCATTCCCCATTTCGGTGATGGTCAGTTCCAGCCTCCCACCTTTGGTAACAGGCATCTTCACAACGCGGTAATCAACGACCTGAGCATCATCCAGCCAGAAACCTGCTTTAGTGAGTGCGTCAAAAGCGGCTTTTTGCAGATTATCCAGGTCACGGCGACGGCGATCCGGCATGTGGCACTCAATGCGGATTTTCACAGGCATAGCCAGGCCGATATCCAGCATTGCGTTTTTAATGATTCGGGCGACGTTATCGCGGTATGCCTGCCCTCTGCGCTGACGTGCGTGCGCCCGCGATTATGGCGGTAATAGCGATTATTGCTCGGAGGCCAGGGTAATGTGATGCTGTAGGTATTCACGCCTTAATAACCCCCTCTTTCAGCCAGATAACCTGTGTTCTCGCCATACCTTCCAGCGCGCATTCTTTTGCATATGCAGCATCGACAAAATGTGTGCGGCGGTCGATTTCGTCGTGGCAGGCAGAACATGCAATGGTGGCAATCAGGTCTGGCGGTTTGGTACCGGTGCCGCACAATCCAGTCAGCCGGATATGTGCCAGTACAGACGTTTCAGGGTTACCATTACATACGCCAGGGATTCTTACCTGGCATTCCCGACTACGCGCTGCTTTTCTCAAATCAGCCATGATTCCTCCTTGCTGCCAGTCGCAACCATTTTTTATCAACCAGGCTGGCGGTATATCCGAGCAGTGTTGGTATTTCGGAAGGTTTCAGCTCCGGTTTACGCTTACGACGATTTGGTACTCTGTAGATGTGTCCGTTCATGACACGAATAAGCGGTGTAGCCATTACGCCTCCTGCTTGTCACGGAGCTGCTGGAACTCGCAGCTCTGCGGAATAGTCAGATGGCAGCCAATATTCACCGCCCAGGCTTCAACCTTACACAGGAAGACATACATCTCTCCGGTATCAAGATCGGAGGTATGGCGTAACGACTGGATAGTGGTGATATCACCGGTTACGACATCAACCAGGTCTTTGGTTTCATAACCGAGATATGTGTGTTTGAGAGCATCTTTTACCCAAGCTGGAGTGGCGAACGTTTTACCCCTGCTGATGAGGTATTCACTGATTTCGCTGTACCACATGTGGCTGAGTGCATTCTGGGAAAGACTGCGTTTCTCACGCCACGGTTTAAGCACCATGCGAAAGCATTTGCCCTCCTCCAGATAAGGCTGGATCTGCCGACCGATAGCGGTGAAGTTACCGCGATGTAATTTTATGCCGTCTTGTGGGAGGTTCACGCTTCACCTCCGCAGAGGCCAAACGCTGGATGCAAAAAATCGCAGGTGCATTTCTGCATCTGTGAATGGAGAAGATAGGTTGGTTTGTATGTGCGCATAAACGTCCCCGTTTAGCGCAGAAGTCACCGGAGTTGTTCAGGCTCCAATGGCATGATTATGGCTGGTTGATTATTGGAAATCAAATGTGCTGAAAATTAGTCTGCCAAGTCTTCCTCAGTCGCAACTGGGTAATTCCAAATATCAAAAAAAGCTATAGCCTCCTGCCATTTGCTCCATAAGTTATCAAGTACTTGTGTAGGTTCCGTACTTTTAAAAACAGAATCAGCCGCATCACCGTTATGAACTTCCTCGTACAGTTCCATTATTAGCAGATTAACAAAGTACTGTTTCAACATTAATGCCTGATTACCTTCTTTCTGCTGGCTATCCTGCTTGATGATCTCCATCGCCCGTACTAGGCACCTGATGATATCCGCTGCATCATTAACGCTCCATTCAGATCCGCGCTTATCTTTAGCTGATGAATTGGCTCTCTCAGCGCAAGCCTTTAAAGACTCATAAAGGTAAACTCTATTTTGTAGCTGCAGCGCTTTTTTTGACGTGTACCAACTTGCAAGCGCCGACCCCGCTGCGGCTAATGTGCCAAACGCAGAAATACCTGCTGCTATTGCACTTAAGTCGGCACTGTCAAAGTTCCACATCATCGTTACACCTTATATAAATACCCCTCAGTAATATCCAATAAGGTATGTGCACAATCAATATAATTTTATCCGTATCGGCACATAGCGATTTGAAGGCTACTGGTAATGGTATATTTTAGATTATATCGTCCAGTTTACAGCACCCGTATTTTATGAAATGGACTCGCATATTACCCAAAAAATGCCAGCACTTCCGTCATCGTAGAATGCTGGCAGTATTTCTAACTAGTGACTTTATTGGAACAGATTCTGACGGAAATATGGTAACACTCGACTCCACTTATCATCCAGCCACGGCTGGAATTTTACATGTGCCGTTTATCTGGCGAGGATTGCTCGCGCTCTGTTGAGTATCTGGGGATATTCATGCTCGATAGAAGTAAAGCGGCCGGCTTCGCGGTGCTCCGCAACCTGAAGTAGTGGAGTAACGTTCTGGCAGGCAGTTAACATCACATCACCTGCTCGCCATAACCAAGCACGTGCACAAAGTTTGTTATCAGTGAATTGTTTTGTGATTGGGTATTGTTGAACTGCTAGAACGAGAACGCCAGCATCCATTGGCAGTCCCTATAGTAAAACCATAGCTCAGGACGCTTCGTTCAGGATAGATAATTTTATTGTACTTACCTAACTTTCTTACTATAGCACGGTTGAAAAAGTGATTATTACTCAAAAATAAACCTCACCATCAACCATATATTTGAGAGTACTTATCGCCTGCTGGGCGGATATTATTTTCATTAAAGGATAGTGTTTAAAAACAATGCCATTCATAAAATAGATATCACAGGTTTTATTATCTGTATTGATTATGATTTTTTCGAATGTTTTATAGGCAAGTGTACGACATAGCTCTCGCCCATTTTTACTGGTTAAGTCAATAGCATGAAAATCACCAAGTGAACTCACCGCTTTACTCTTCAAAGTTTTTAATGATACAGAAGCCCTTCGTAATTCCTTATCTAATACTCTGATTTTTTCTGCTATAGCGGTAACTTCAGGCGCAACAGATAATGCAGCAATTAAATTATTAATTTTCATCTGGAGCTCAATAATTTTCAACTCTAAAGTTTCATTAGCATCTTTCTTGTTTTCAACTGGTTGGATTTTACTACAATTAAAAAGCAACTCATTAATGATATTATAATCAACCAAATCTCTCTTTATTGATGGCCTGTCACATCGATGCAGTCTTCTCATCGGACAAACATAATAGCCATGCAAACTTCCAGATACCGCATGAACAATCATGGTATTACCACAAGCCTCGCACTTCATAACTGTTCGAAGTAGATTTATCAACATAGGATTTTTGCTACTATTGCTAATACCAAAAGGTGCCAACCGAATTTCCTGCACAGCGTAAAACAAATCATCTGATATGACTCTGGGATAATAGCCAGCGATTTCACTTATTCCTTTACCTCTTGCACGATATGAAGGTACGCATATACCTATCAGAGCTTTATTCGCTAATAATTTTTCAATTACAGAAGGTCCCCATGCACTTTCTTTTCCTGAGAAATTCTTTACAGCATGATCATTTAAATACTTGGCTATTGCATTCAATGAGCGCCTTTCCATCCTGAGTTTAAAAATTAGCTCAATAGTTTTCACCCTGTCGGGGTCTGGAACAAAAGCCGTTCTTTTGTCATCCAATGAGAGCCATCTCGGACAAGACGCCGTCATAATCGTGCCTGACTCCAGTGCATCCTGCCGTTTTTTCTTCCATGATAATTTAACCCGACTTGACTTTATCTCGCTTTCTTCATTTGCCCTTTGTGCTATAAGTATGGCTTTTATTAATGAATATGGCTCATTCAATGAGTCAATATTATAGACTGTATTATCGCAAAGAGTTATAACATCAATACCGTGATTCAAAATCAATTTCAGACGCTCAATCGCTTCACCGACTTTTTCTCTTGAAAGTCTGTCCAGACTTTCAACTAACAATGTAGTCCCTGGCAATATATAACCATGTTCTATAGCATCTAAAAATTCCGAAAAAGCTCCTGATTGTGCATGCTTTCCATTGAATGCGCTTAACCCCAAATCTTCATACGTTACGGTATCAAGGTAATAATCACTATTTACCTTTAGCCATTCAGTAATAAGCCTTCTCTGGCGGTTTAATGAATCACCAGACATCTGACCTGGTGATGAAAATCGCATATATGCTATGGCTTTTTTCATGGTGACACCTGCTAAAGTATGCTTTTATAAACCTTAGTGGTGAGATATGATTTTTGTTTAATTTTTATTTAAAAAGACAATTAAGGTCACATTATCTTGAATATACAACAATAATCGTATTGCAATTTTCTTACACCATAATCTTGAAAGCACAAAAGAATGAATAAAAACTAAAGACATTAACAAAAAGCATAAAACGAGGCCCATATAAATATACGAACCTCCATATTTTAGTCGTTTAAAAACAAATTATTTTTAATGTGGCGTGCTTCGTGACAATAAATTAATAACCAACACACCGGCACAAATCAACATCATGCCTATAATGGCTGGCAGGTCCAATCGTTGGCCGAAAAATCCCCATGATAGTAAGCTAATCAGGACAATACCGACTCCTGACCAGATAGCATAAGCAATCCCTGTAGGAATATAAGCCAGCGTCTGAGCTAATAACCAGAATGATGCACAATAACAAATAATTGTACCAACAGATGGCCATAACCGTGTAAAACCTTCTGAAAACTTCATTAAGGTTGTACCAATGACCTCTGCAAGTATTGCACCACCAAGATAAATATAAGGATTCATAGCATATTCTTTCCTGTTCAAACTGGAGAGAATTGTACTACAGTTTGAACTCAACTCACCTGTTTCATCATTGTGTACCCATTGATGTTCTTTTATATACCCTCAATACCCGTTTCATCGCGGCACTCTGGCGACACTCCTTAAAAATCAAATTCGTGCTCACCTTTCCTTCCCATTCTTCTCTGGTAGCGAACCGATAATACACCGTTCGCCAGACCTTACCATCAACGACCAGGATTCCTGCCCGCGCCATTTTAGCCGCAGCCTGATTTATGCTGGTTACCGTTGCGCCTGTTACCGCGGCAACGTCCTGCGCACAGAATTTCTTATGAGTCCCCAGGTAATGAATAATTGCCTCTTTGCCCGTCATACCCTTGCTCCTTTCAGCCCAAACTTAGCTTTGATTTCTGCGATCTTCGCCAGAGCCTGAGCACGATTTAGAGGTCTACCGCCCATGACAGGAAGTTGTTTTACTGGTTCAGGTATAGCCTCACCACGGTTAATTCGTGCGGTCATACAGGACAGTTCATCGGCAGCCTTGCGCCGTAATTCCGCGTCAGTCAACGCATTGGCCCGCATGTTCTGATACAGGTTGGTAACCAGCCAGTAGTGCGCGTTTGATTTCCACGGATAAGACTCTGCATCCGGATACAGCCCGCGCTTCCGGCAATACTCGTAAACCATATCAACCAGCTCGCTGGCGTTTGGCAGCCCAGCGGTAACGGATGCTTCTTCCCGGCACCAGGCGACAAACTGCCCGGGTGATGGCAGGAATGGTCGATTCTGCCGACGGGCTACGCGCATTCCAGCGTTAACCTGTTCCATTGTGGTGATCCCGTTTTCCCGAAAAGCCAGCACCCACTGGCGGCGGATTTCGTTCAGTTCATTCTGGTCACGGTTAGCCAGGCTCGCCGGGAAAGTTGCCAGTAACTGGCTGAACACACCGTTGATGATCTGCGCTACCTGCTGTACCTGTGGCTTTTCGTCGTACTGTTCCGGCATGTTGTTGGCGATCCGACGCATCTGCTCACGGTCAAAGTTAACCATCTGTGCGGCGATGTTTTTCATAGATCCACCCCGTAAATCCAGTCAGTGTTTGTCAGGTCGAGTTTTGGTTTGCCGACTGTCACGCCAGCCTGTTGCTTGTTCCGGTTGATTTCGAGCTGGGTCCACTTGTCGCGGAGTTTGGCCGGACTCAGCACGTTACCGGACCAGAAGTTGTCCTGGCAGGCCCAGCGGAACAGTACACACATGTCGCGGTGGTTACGTCCATCACGTTCACGCATCAGACGGATATCGTTAGCCCACCCTGCAAAATTCGGTTTTCTGGCTGATGGCGCGATGGTCTTCACCATGTCAAACATCCACTCTGCGGCGGTCAGGTCTTCTGCTGTCCCCCACTTGCTGCCGCTCTGAATTGCAGCATCCGGTTTCACCACAGGAAGATCGTTTTCTGGTTGGTCAGAGGATTCGCCAGAATTCTCGGACGAAAAAGGTTTTATATTGTCTTTTGTTAGTTTGTCTTTTGTGTTTACCTGATTCGGGTAAACGCCTTTACCTGATTTGGGTAAACTTTTTTTACCTGATTCAGGTAAATTTACCTCTTTCAGGTAAACTTTATTTTTCTTACCTGATTCGGGTAATGTTGACCATTCACTGACCACATTATTAATGCCGGTATTCCGCCCGCTCTGAATAAAAATCCCACGCTTTACCAGAACACTTTTTGCAGCAGAACACTTGTGCGGCAATATCCCGGTTAATTCGGAAAGTTGCTCGTTGCTAACCCAATCCAGTTTTTTATTAAAGCCATATGTTTTGCGCATGACAGCCAGAAAGACCAGAAGCTGGTGCTGTGTTAATCCGGCCAGCATCACAGCTTCCAGCAACTCATTTGCAATGCGCGTATAACCATCATCGAGATCTGCCACGCGCGGCTCCTTTTGTGCCTCATCCGGCACTGGAAAATTGAATATCTCAGCAGTGTTTGCCATAATTCCTTCCGCAATGAGTGCGTTACGATTTGCACCTGAAAGTCGGCTCTGTTCCCGCAGACCGGCTTTCGCCATTTCTGAACCTGTCATATTGCCCCCAGCATGGTGGTAACCATCGCCATTAATGGACCAGCCAGATCCGGGTCCACACGAAACATCGACACAATACCTTCACTCATTTCCTTCAGTTTCTGGTGGCGTGGTGCGTTGAGAATGACCGCCTGCTTTGCCTCACAGAGTTCCTTTTCCATTTCAGCCAGCCGAGCCATGAAGCTATCCTGCTCAACCAGGTGGCCGCGATATTCCAGCGGTAGTACCGCCAGAATTGCCGGGGTCAGTTCACGCACGTTATTTCGGTATTTTTCAGAATCGAATTTGTTATCGAGGAAGCGGAACAGCTTCTGGCGTGCACGGCTGACATCATCAGGGAAATCGATGGTGCCGCCGCCCTGCTCCCGATACTCATTCACAATGAGTGCGGCAACAACATCCTGATTATCTGCAGCCGACCACGCGCGAACGGCATCACGGATTTTTTCGTGGCCTGGCACCTGTTTTATTTGAGAACGATTTATCACCGCAGTCGGGCTAAATCCGCTAGTCTGTTGGTATGTAAGTGGTTGCATAGTCATTGCCTTATCAGTTAACGCCGCAGTTTAGGCGGCAGAATTACTCGCGTTAAACAATGGTGCAAGGTCGGGACGAATATCTGCTGGTTTAATCTTTCCACCAGTGGCTGAGACTATTTTCATTACATAGCGGGCATCAATTCCGCCACCGTGTAGCCAACGCCAAACAGTGGGCTGGGCTACACCGCATAGATCTGCCAGTCGTTTTTGACTACCTGTAATACTGATTGCGAGTTGAATGGTTTGATTTGTCATTATCAATTCCTATTGGTATTACAATGAATGGATAATAGCAATGCGTATTAATCCAATCAATAGCAAAACGTGTTTTGACCATCAATACGCAAGCGTATAAATTAAAACTTATGAAAAAAGAAACTCTTGCTGATCGCTTAAACCTAGCGATGGAACAATCTGGAATGTCTCAAGGCGCTCTTGCAAAGGCGTCTGGCGTAGCTCAACCCACAATCTGGAGACTGACAAGCGGCAACGCACGCGGCTCAACAAAAATTGTTGAAATAGCTAATGCATTGGGTGTTCGAACAGAGTGGCTCTCATCAGGCATAGGCCCGATGAGAAATGACGGTCAACAATCAGGGAAGCCTGCTGTCAACCATTCCAAATACTTCAAAATTGACGTTCTTGATATAGAAGTCAGTGCTGGGCCGGGTGTCATCAACCGTGAGTTTGTAGAAGTCCTACGCTCGGTTGAGTACTCGTTTGACGATGCTCGTCACATGTTCGATGGCAGGAAGGCAGAAAATATCCGCATCATTAACGTACGCGGTGACAGCATGTCAGGAACGATCGAACCAGGTGATCTTCTGTTCGTTGATATCACTGTTAAATCTTTCGACGGTGATGGTATCTATGCGTTTCTGTACGACGACACAGCCCATGTAAAGCGCCTGCAAATGATGAAGGATAAGCTGCTGGTTATCTCTGATAACAAGAGCTACTCACCGTGGGACCCGATCGAAAAAGACGAAATGAATCGGGTATTTATATTTGGGAAAGTTATTGGGAGCATGCCACAGACATATAGAAAACATGGGTAGATTATTAATGACAGATTTCATCAAGATAACCAGATGATGTTTTGGTGAGACATGCTGACATCCTCATAATTTATAGAATGGATGTTTCAAGCAGAGCTTAAGGTATATGGATATGTCAAAAAAAATTTTTGAATTCAAAAATTACCCAATAGTCTTTATTGGCTCAGGCATTTCAAAAAGATATTTAGAGAACTACCCAACGTGGGAAGAGCTATTAAACGAGTATTGGAAAATAACAAATCCCACAAATGATTTCTATAGTTATCTTTTAACAATAAAAGAATCACATAAAAATAACAGTGATAATGATAT